TGCTCTCTAATCGCCGCGCATGATCGCGCGTCGGAAGCAATTGCTTCGTGCTATCCAACGGGAGCAAACCGCTGGACAGTGTCGAAACAATCAGAGGCATAAATGCATGAGGGTTGGACTTCAGACAATTTTGTTCGATGGATGAACGACAGCGTTCCGTTGCAGTCCCATGTCAAAGGCCCGCGTGGGCGTGCATTGCGGTTTGAAAGACCCGCGCACTCTGTTGGAAACCACCCCGCCTCTGGACAATCGCATCGCTGCGGAAGTCCCTCTTTCACAAGCGGTGCTTAACATCGTCTCTTCGAACTTATCTCGCTGCGCATTCACTGCGGGGGCGAGGGCTTCGAAGCGATTGAAAGCGAGAGCGTTTAATCTCGCGGCACGAAAGAGGCGTGTACCAATCAGTCGTCTGTCGTTCAAACGTCGTTGTCTGAACTCCGAGCAATATAGGGCAAAATGCACTATGGGTAAAGCTGGGATTTCCCTTGCAGGATCAATAGGTTAGCCGATTTCATGGGGCGCTATACCCTATGCGGATGCCGGGAAGTGCTTGTTTTATAGTGTTTCCCGGCCTTTCCCGATTTCCTGATTTTCAGGAGTGGGGACGAAAACCGGGTGCGGTTCCTGATTTTCAGGAAGGAGATGCACGCTGGTCGGATGCTCTCCTCGCGCGTATCGTCACCGGCATTTCAAATCAGGAGATGGCGATGGCGGACGAAGACGAAGGCGCACCGGAAGGCGAGACGATCATCAGCACGCCGGTCCTGTGCCAGTTGCTCATGCTCTCGCGGCAACGGATCGAGCAACTGGTCAACGAAGGTTACATCCAGCGGCACGGGCGCGGGCAGTACAGTCTGGTCGCCGCAGTGCAGGGCTATATAAAATTCCTGCGCGATGAAACGCGGAGACAGAACGTCAACGCCGCCGACAGTCGCATCCGTGACGCCCGCGCCAAGGACATCGAAGTCCGAACGGCAGTCCGATTGAGCCAACTGGTTCCGCGTCCCTTCTTCGAAGAAATGATTGAAGGCTTCGCGGGTGTGGTACGGATGGAATTCGCTGGCGTGGCGGCGACTTGCTCGCGGGACTTGACCGTGCGCAGAACGATAGAGCGGGAAATAAATGCCAGACTTCGTCGCATTGCAGAGTACGCAATGGCACAGGCCATTCGCTTGGAGACGGTTCGCGGCGCTGATGATGCCTTCGGAGCCGATGGAACCGGACCTCTGGGCGGCGGCGAACAGGACGTATCCGCAAACGGCAGCGGTGCCGGGTCCGCGTGATCCACTCCTGACGCCCTATGTCATCGATCCAGAACGCGCGGTGGCGTCGGGTACATGGCGGCGCGTCATCATGGTGTTCGGTGCGCAGACCGGCAAATCGGAAGCGATGCTCGACATTGCCGGGCAGCGGCTGGATCAGAAGCCGGGTCCGATCCTCTACGTCGGTCCAAGCAAGCAGTTCCTGACAGAACAGTTTGAGCCGCGCGTGATGTCGCTACTCGATGAAGCGCCGACACTCATGGCCAAGGTCGCCAGAGGCAAGCGCATGACGAAGACGCGCAAGGTCGTGGCGGGCGTGCCGTTCCGTCTCGCGCATTCTGGATCGTCCACCGCGCTGAAGTCCGATCCTGCCGTGCTGGCGCTGGTCGATGAATACGATGAGATGCGCGACAACGTGAACAACCAAGGCGGACCCTTGGGACTGGTCGAGCGGCGCGGCGACACCTACGCCGACTTCGTTTGTGTAGTCACGTCCACGCCGAAGAAGGGCAGCGCGGGGATATCGATTGACGCCGTGTCCGGTTTGCATCTGTGGGAAGTCTCTTCGTCGGACGAAATCGAAAGCCCGATCTGGCAACTCTGGCAGCAAGGCACGCGGCATCACTGGTGCTGGCCGTGCCCGCACTGCGATGAATACTTTGTGCCGCGCTTCAACCTCATGCGCTTCCCGCTGAAGGCGACACCGATGGAAGCCGGGCGCGAGACGTTCATGGAATGCCCGACCTGTCACGGCGTGATCGAGGACAGTCACAAGGCGGAAATGAATTCGCGCGGGCGATACGTTGCACCGGGTCAAGGCATCGACAGGGCTGGCATCGTGACCGGGCCAATGCCGGATACCAAGGCGATATCGTTCTGGGTGTCTGGCCTTGCATCGCCGTTCGTGACGTTCGGCGAGCGCGTGTCGGTGCTGGTCGAGGCGCAGCAATCCGGCGACGACGCGATGGTCCAGCAGGCCATCAACGCAGGCTTCGGTGAATTGTACTCACCGGGCGGCGGCGAAGTCCCTGAGTGGGTAGAGATTAAGGAGAAGTCCCGACGCTCGACTTATCAGCGCGGCGAGGTGCCGGGTGACGTGCTTTACCTGACGCTGACCTGTGACGTGCAGAAGCATTCCATCCCGTGGGTGATCAGAGGCTGGGGACCGCGCGCGACTTCGTGGCTAATCAATTATGGCTACCTCCGTGGTGATACTGCCGAAGAGGAAATCTGGAACGCGCTGGGCGATCTGGTTTCGCAGCCGGTCGATAGCATTCCGATCAAGCTCTGCTTCGTGGACAGCGGCTTTCGACCGGGCAAGGTGGACACGCTTCCGATCAATCGGGTCTACGAATTCTGCCGCCGCTTTCTGCGCCGCGTCAGACCGACCAAGGGATCGCCCACGGCGATGCGCACGCCGCTGGTATTTTCGAAGATCGACGTCAGCCGCAAGGACGGCAAGGCAGCAAAGCACGGCCTCGATCTGGTGCGCCTCGACACCGACCACTGGAAGTGCTGGGTGCATGAACGGTTGCGCTGGCCGGATGATCACGTCGGCGGATGGCATGTTTTCAAGGGGATAGATGACGACTATTGCAAGCAACTGGTTTCGGAAGCCCGATTGAAGCAACCCACAGGGCGAGTGGAATGGGTGCAGCGGTCGCGCGATAACCACTTCCTCGATTGCGAAGCGATGGCGGCAGCGGCTGGCTACCTATTGAATGTGCAGCGCATTCCCTTGCAAAATAAAAAAACTGGAACTATGGATGGGGTCGGCAGGGAGCCATCAACCCCACCCGAGGTAGTCGTACCGCAGCCCAACAATCCGCCAATGCCACCACCGCCGCAACCAGTGGCAACTCAGGCGAGGCGCGTCAGGCGAATAATCAGGTCGAACTATCTTGGAGCTTGATTGCTCCCAATGGCAGAACCCACCTACGAGGAATTGCTGGCGCAAGTCGCCGCCCTCCAACAGGCAATGGCCAGTCGAGCGCCGCATGTCGCCCCGCATGCGCCATCGCCGATCCAAGGTTCGTCAGATCACACCACCGTCCATGTGACGCCCGAGCAAGTCACCCTGACCTCAAAGCCTGTGCCGGTTCACGAGCCGCAGGCCGCGCTGGTCAGGGGTCGTCAGATACTTGCCAAGCGCGCCGCGCGAACAGCGACACCCGAAGAGATTGCCGACGCCATCCGTGGTTTGAAAGTCGTCATCACGTCTGGCGTCGAGAGCGCGGGCTACGGTGACAAGCGCACCGAATTCCGTTCGCTGGCCGAGCTTCGCCAAATCCTGTCCGATCTGGAAGAGGAGCTTGACGAAACGCTGGGGCGCGGCGGTCGCATTCGTCAGATCAGAATGACCAATCAGTGGGACAAGGGATTGTAGGATGGCGAACTTCCGCGACATCCTCTCCCGGTTTACTGGCGGCAAGGTCAAGTCGTTCAGGAACGATTTCGATGGTGGTCGCTCGCGGCGCAGGCTCAAGTCTTGGGTGCCGACGCAGTCCACCGTCAACACCATCCTCACGTCCAGCGGTAATCTCCTGCGCTCGCGCTGTCGCGATGCGATGCGCAACAACCCGCACGCCACGGCAGCGGGCGACAGCTTCGTTTCCAATCTGATCGGCACCGGCATCAAGCCGTCGTCGCTGCTGACCACCAAGCCCGAACTGCGCCAGACGATCATGCAGCTATGGTTGGACTGGACGGAGGAGTGTGACGCGGACGGCATCGCCGACTTCTATGGGATGCAGACGATTGTGGGACGCGCGCTGTTCGAAGCGGGCGAGTGCTTCATTCGTTTTCGTCCGCGCCGCGTCGAGGACGGCTATCTGGTGCCGCTGCAAATCCAGTTGCTGGAAAGCGAGATGTGCCCGTTCGACAAGAACGGCCTCGCCGCGAATGGCAATTACATCATGAACGGCATCGAGCTTG